GGATAAGGCTGGTAAAATGGTACATCAACTTCGAGGTATTTCTCTAAGCTGTTATATGATAAAACTTGGGGGCGTGCAGCATTTAAATCATTCGAAATAGCATCTGAAAGTGTCCTAAAATAATCATCAGTTCCTGATGAATTTACCGTACGATATGGTACAAGGGTCACAATTGTCGGTGGAACCGTAGCTCCATCAACACTTGCAAACATCACGCGCATACCACCGGCTTGCATTCTATAAATCTGAGACACAAACGAAAATAAATCAACTACCTTACTTGCACCTTGCTGGCAAATATATGGGTAAACTACATTTTTCAATGTTGCCGCAGGCACAGGCATAGGTGTTGGTGATATTTGATTATAACGCTTCAAGACTTGGCGAAAAGATGTTATAGCTTCACCCATCGACACAATATTTGGATCAAAATTTTCAAGTTTCTTAGCCTCAAACAAAGGCTCAGCATTGTATTGAACACAAAAACGTGCAGACGGAGCAGGTACTTCATCGAGTTGTACACTAAGCTGCTGTTTCAATTCAGAAAAAGCAAATTGGAAATCATCACAAGCGCTCGTTTCGACAATAAAATCAATTGTCGACGCCGCGGATGGTGATGTAACCAGAGTAGTCTGTACTTCAAGATAAATCATTCCTGTTGGTTCACTATAACAAATTGCACTAGGTGCAATTCCAGATGTAATCTTATCATTAGCCTTCCACACTGAATTTGCTACAAAAGGTATACTAAATTCAAAGAAATTTGCATCTCTAAGATCTACAACCTTCTTGTAACATTTATCCAAATCGATAGTCGAGAAATCTGTGGTAATCACTGCTCCCGGGACAAAATATGCTGTCACACGGGCTGAATGAAATACAGTCTTCACAACTTTAAAATGATAATTTATCCCTCCTCTCCAGAATTCGAAGCAATGAGAGAGATAAGATAGATAGGTATTATTCCAATAGAATTTAGGACTTGCAGTGATCTTCTCGCAAGAGGCTGGATGAACCGGCCATCGCCACAATACAGTACCGGGTCCCTGAGTAGTATCCATGGTAAACCTCGACGTATAAATTGGTTTCTGTGCAATAGTTGCAATAGCCATTTCATCCGCCGAAGTACCAAACATTCCACTCGGAACCACAGTTGTATTTCGTGCATCCAATCCCATCGGTTTAGATAATGTTTTTCCATTAAAATTAGTCATATTCCTTATCAGTTTATAATCAACAGCGGTAACCATTTCAGTCTCTGTTGGTTTTGAAAAACCAAACATTCCTGCAAGACCAGCTGCCTGGTCACAAAACCAGCCCACACCTCTAGCAACTTCCCCAATAATTGGGATGTCACCGAGACGCTTCGCTACTGACGATTGATCTGAGAAAAGCTGTTCAATATTGCCTTTCTTCTTCTCAGACTCAATTTTGCCTTGAACTGTATATCTTTCCTTATGCTCCTTACTAAAAGTAAGGGGAGGAAGACCAGTCGGCATTTGAATATCAATATCTTCAAAATGTGCCCATACTGTTCCCTCAACAGATGCTGCTGCAGGAGTCAAGCGAGAATATACAATTCCTCTCACTGACCCCATATTTCCAGCTCCTGTCAAAAGATCAATATGAGTTAATGGGCACATAAATGGGATTCTCAGTTCCGCCGCCGTAGAGACGCCGAGATCCAAATCTACATGTCTATATCCTGTAATTCCTCCTAAATGGGTAATACTCGATGGGTTAGTTCCCTCAGAAAAATTGAATGGATTAAAATAAATTATAATTCGTCCGGCATTAAATGGTTGTGCATTAATTTGCACTTTAACCACCAATGTACCGCGAAAATATCGAAATCCAGCCGTCTTCTGAGATATCATAGTTCTAGATAACCAATCATTAGGGTAAGTTCGAATGGGCACAACATTAGCTAATACCAGTTGTGCTGATGTCCACGCAAACGTATCCATTATTACAGGACGACTTAAAAAGCCATGAACTGAATTTTCTAGTCCATCACCAGCCGCCCGAAAATATCTATCATCCAATGTTGTTTGTTGTTCGCCAGAGACTTCGACATCTCCATCCTCTAAAAACTTCACTGTTTGTTCGGTCATTTGTGCTTGTCCCTCTTGATGGAACATGCTTTGGGGTGCACCACTATTATTAGATGAAGAGCCTGGTGCT